TCGTTTCCCAAATAAGCCACGGCTTCTCTCTATTAACTCAGTTATGTTTATTCTACTGGAGTGCTGTTTGGACCGTCAGTAGATGGTTCAGTTGGCCAGATGACAGATTCTGGGCCAGTTTTAGCAAAGGTTTGAGGCAGATCACGAAGGATCTGACGGTAAGCAGCCCACTGTGCTTGATCAACTGATGCATCCGGGGTCATGGTCCAGTCAGTGTCGCGGATGATTTGATCACGCTTGGCGCGGATTGAATCCCAGGTGACGGCGGCTACGGGTGCAGGCTCGGGGGTGTTGCCTTCCTCTAGCCAAGCAAGGTAGGCGGCAAAATCTGTATTTGCAGGATCGGTCGGAATAAAGGCATTGTCTGCCAGGCGTTTAATGCTCTGCCCTTCTGTTAACTGATACATTGTTGCTCCGCCCTTAGCAAGGCCTCTTCTATTGTAAGTTTACCATTTCTGGTCCAATCTCTAAGCTGACCTTTTCTTAATCCGAATTCCCGGTCCCACTCGGCTCGACTTTGGGTTTTGCCTCGCCAGGTAATTTTTAAATGTCGAGGACTGTTGCAGACTTTATTTTTCTTTAATTCAGATATTTTTTGTTTTGTTGATGCGCTTAATTTGCGGCCGGTTTGCTGTTTGGAAATTTTTCGGCGTGCTTCTATTGATAATTTTTTACCTTTTTTTGCCGCGCTAAGTCTTAACTTGTGTTCTTCTGTAAATTTATAAGAAAATGTTTTATTTTTTGATTGAAGAGAAACAAGTTTTGCGTATTCAATTCTTGCTTTTTCATAAGCAAGAGAGTTTACTTTTCCGTATTTTCCAAAATTTGACATCATAAAAAACGCTCGGATTGCTGCGCCACCTAAAGCTTTTGATAAAATCCAGTGCGCTACAAAATGCTGCCTGGCAGTTAATTTAATTAAATTTTCTTGGTTATTATTTCCGCCAAATGATTTTGGTATTATGTGATGCAGTTCGTAGTACCCGTCAATATGTTGGTTTTTTAATGAGGAAATATATTTTGTATAACGATTAAAGTAATGCTTGTTTTTTATCTTCACGTGTTGGCGGGGTCGGGTGGGATAGAAGCGTTGTCGGAGAGGCGGCGAATGGTGTTGCCGGTGGTGAGTTGGTAGGTCATGGGTTACAGCTCGGCATTAAAATTCACGGAAAAACTATTAACGTTTGTAACATAAGCCTGCATTGCACTTCGCACCGTTGCAGTCCCTGACACGATTCCATAGAGCAGAACGTGTGTTTGCGTCGGTGAATCAAAGGAGAACGATGTTTGCGTGAAGTTACCGACTGATTCTTCCCAAGAAATTGTTCCAGTAGCACTGCAGGATGGAGCTGCTCGTTTTGGAACTTGATACTGCAGCTGAATACGCGCTCCGCTAGTGCCCCAAGCCATTCCGACGCCGCCGCCAACATACCCGGCACTTCCAGAGCCGTAGGACCACTTCTCAAAGTACCTCTGACACAACGCCAGCTCCTGCCCAAAACTCCTGCGCTCAAAGGCAGTTGCTGAGGAGCCTGCTTCTAATTGAACGTCACCAATTGTCCATGTGCCAGAAGTTTGCGCCCCTACTGTAAATACAATTTCAATTCCAGTTGTAGCTGCAGCAGGTATGCTGATGCTCGCACTGTAACGAGTGACCGTGCTAGTAACGGTAAACGTTCCGGTAGCAATCTGCGTTCGCGTAGGACTGGCTAATGTTCCAAACGTATCTGCGGTGTTGGCATAAAAAGCCGTCCAAGTGACAGACGTAAGAAGAGAGTTGGCGAGGTCAACGCTCAGTGTTGCTGTGGTTGTATTAAGGTCGTAGCTGTTTAACTGTTCAATTCGTTGCGCAAAACCAATTGCCGTTACGCTAGAGGCGCCAGTAAATCGATAACGATATTGATCTGCTCCGGTGCCTGCTACTCTTTGGCCTGTAACATTGGCACCAGTGCAGTATCCGTACCAACGATCTACAGCATACGCAAGTGCAGCGCCTGCGGTAAAGGTTTGAGAGGCTCCAGTATTCCGCTGGTCTACCGCCATTCCGCCATTGATAATTTTATTTTTAAACGGACCTGTTTGAGAAAAAACGTTACCAGTCGTGGAGTTACTGGATGCACCAGATCCACTGAGGCCGCTTGTTTCAACCTGTGTTAATGCCATTATCTTGACCTCCTATCAGGTTTGCTCAAGGTAGCTGACGGCAATGTCCAAAGCAGTGGCTGTATCGGCGCGAGCCCTTAGCACATCGCTGGACTCCATGATGATCTTGTTGCCGCTGATGATCTCAAGGGAGGAACCAGCAGGAACTGGAGCATTACGGATCAAATAAACATCGTCACCAGTATTGGTTACCAGGTAAACATCAACGTTGGCACTGCTTCCTGTTTTGTTCGAGACCAGGATGCTCAGCAGAATGACAGTGGCAGAAGCACCTGCACTTAAAACGTTGGTCGTCGAGTTGCTTACTGCGTCTGTAACCAGGCTGGACTTGGTGTCGATCTTAAAAGTATTAGCCATATCAGCTCAGAGCAACAATAAGAGCGAGGTTTTCAGTTGAGTTAAAGGCACCCGTTACGGTCAAACTGCCTGTGATGGAGACGTTGCCAGGGATGGTAACTGCACCAGATGAATCTATTGTAAGCCTAGCAACACCTCCTGTCACCAGGGCAATCTGATCCGCTCCTGGACTAATAATTCCAGTATTAGGATCAGAAGCAAATTTTAAAGCGCAACTGCTGAGAGAACCCAGAGAAAAAGCAGTGTTAGTGCCGTCTTCGCGGAGAAGGGGATAGCCACCTGCTTGAACAGCATCATGAACAACACAAGTGTGCTTAACAGTATCAACGGTAACTTCACCTACTGCACCAATAAATGTGGCTGTTTCAGCTGAAGTACCACGCCGGAATTGTACTTGAGTTGCCATAATCTTATCCTAATGCAATAGCGATTGCAGTGGCAAAGTCCTGCGTAGAAATCGTACCGTTTTCATTTGGTACGGTCATCGTCCTTGTGGTTGCAGTATCGATGCCGGAACACTCAAACGCCAGCTGCTTGGTTGCATCGGCATTGTCTTGAACTCTGAACGTAGAATCCGAGAATGTCGTTGGAACCGTTGACGTCAACACCAGAGTACCGCTGGCATCTGGAAGCGTGTAGGTTCGAGTCGTTGCCGTTGAAATTACAGATGCATCAAAAGCAATCTGCCTGGTCAGATCTGATGTATTACGAATCCGGAAACCACTGTCGTTTGTGGTGATTCCTGTCGATGTAACAGAGGTCAGACCTGTCAGCGTCGTTGAGCTGCTGCCCAGGGCAATTGCAGTGCTACCGACAGTGATCGAGCTATTTTGCAGTTGGCTGTTTGGAATCGAGCTGGTTCCAAACTCACCGGTGGTGTTGTTGTAAGTTAAGCCAGAGCCAGCAGCAACTGACAAGCTGGTGAGCAGGGCAACAGTACCGCTCGCGTCTGGGAATGTGATCGTCCGATCAACAGTGGGATCAACTACTTGAAGTGTTGTTTCAGCACCATCAGCTGTGGAACCTTCAAAGATGATGGCACCAGGCTCAATATTAATGCTGTTAGAAGAACCAACACCGTTACCAACATTGACAAATGTGCTAGCTGTGTAGCTCGTAATCGAAAGGGCGGTTACTGTACTTCCCAGAGAAGCGGACGTGCTTCCAAATGTAATCGAGCTATTAGCTAACTGCGCATTTGGAATTGCACTGGTGCCAAACTCACCCGTCGTGCTGTTATAAGTTAAACCTGAACCAACCGCAACACTAAACTTCCCTCGAACCTCAGATGCAGATGGTCCGGTATAAGTAATTACACCAGTGGAGTTGTCGTAAGCTAGCGAACCATCACCGCCAGAATCTGTAACAGAAATCTGCTGGCGGATATTGGCGGCAGTAACGACGCTATAAGTAAATGTTCCGTTTGCACTGTTGTAAGCTAAACTTCCGAACCCAGTGCCACTATTGGCTGCGAGGAAGTGGGCGCGTACCTCAGTAGCAGATGGGCCTGTATAGGTGATGACGCCGGTGGAATTATCGTAACTTAACGAGCCATCGCCACCTGAATCGGTGACACTAATAGACTGACGCGCACGGGTATTGGTGTAGTAAAGGTTAGTGAGGCCTTCCGCAAGATCATTTGTATTATTACCAGCGAAGTCGAGTTTATCTGTCGGAGTATTAACCTCCTGAAATAAACCGCTAACCAGACAAATTGCCTTTCTAGTTGCCATTTTGTAGCTCTACGTGACTCTCCTTAGAATCCCAAGATGGAGCCTTTAGTTGTACCCATCCTACCAACAGTACCGTTCACGACAGTCGCACTGGTGGCTCGAGTTGGATAATTAATTCAGCAGAACTTGCGGCTTCACCGACTCGGGTAACGAAGTGTCCTGCTGTAGAAGGTGGTGTCAACGTAATCGCACCGGCACTGGTATCAGATAAATAATAAACTTGTCCTATTGATAAACCAGAAGCAGGCGCTAGGCCAATAATTAAAACGCGTACTAATTCACCGGTTAATTTTGTTGTCTGTGCAACACCGACAACAGTTGCCTTGTCAAAGGTATCATTGGCGATGGCTCTACCCACTTTTCCGTCACTACTGCGAGAGTAAAGAAATTCTCCTTGATTAACATTTTCAAATGCAATAGCCTGAAAACCAGCAACCGAATAGACGGCTTGGCCGGCCATTGTTGACTTTAAATCAATTAAAACCTCCGTTAAACCCTGATTATTAGGGGCGTACGGATCATAATTACTTACGCCAGGCATTAGGAAAGTTGAATAGGAGGCTCTAATTGAATACTAAATTCTGTAGTTGTCGCACCCTCACCAACCCGAGTTACGTATTGCCCCGCCACAGAAGGCGGGGTCGTCGTGATTGCGCCTGCAGTTGTACTTAAAAAATACACCTCTCCTGGATTTACGCTAAAAGGCATTGTTTCAATGCCAGCAATCAAAACTTTTGCCGTACTCCCGCTGTTGGTGGCTGCATCAGCAAATCCAATAACAAGGGCTTCGTCTGCGGTCCCGTCGGCTTGTGCTAATCCAACGTGACCGTCACTAACTCGCATATATAGAGCAGATCCCGCCGTAAGAGTTTCAAATGCTGTGGCGTCAAAACTAACGCGAGTAGGTGCAAAGACCGGAAAACCTTCTTTCAAGTCGATGATCGCATCAACTAAACCCCTATAATTAGGCTCATAAGGTTGACGCGTCATTGAGAATGCATTGGCGGTCATCAGATCAACCAATACAGTAATAGCGCCTTCTATATTCGGTTCGTATCCAGTTGCCATCGACTATGACCTGCGTATCAACATTCTAAGTTGCTAAGTACTTTAGAATAAAAGAAAAATATAATTGTTCAGTGACTCCAGAATTGATTGCCGCCGTGTTGTCTGGAGCAATCGGCGCTTTTGCCGGCTTATCGAGGGCATTGAATAACTTTAATCGCCGGATCGAGCGTCGTTTTGA